TCCAACGCAGTTTGGCACCAGTCGAATTCACGAGCGAAACTGAGCTTTATCAGTTGCCGTTTGGAAGCTCGTTTGTCTTCGACGTTGAGTGCTATAGGAACTTGTTTTACATCGCGTTCAAATGTTTGACGACCTGCAAGGTTGTTGAGTTTGAGCTATCCGAAACAAGCACGATCAACTACGAAAAACTGCGTTGGATGTTGCGAAGGTTCTGCCTTGTCAGCTTCAACGGAATTAACTACGACATTCCGGTAATTAGCCTTTTGCTAAAAGGTGCTAATTGCGAACAGCTAAAGGAATCAAGCGACTTCATAATCAAAGAGCAGCAGCAGACAGTAATGGCTTTTGAGTCAAAGTACAAACTTACAGTCGAGAAGATAAATCACGTTGACTTGATTGAAGTTGCTCCTCTTGACGGATCCTTGAAGCTGTATGCAGGTCGGTTGCATTGCCAACGTATGCAAGATCTTCCAATCGAGCCGGACGCTTGGTTGAGCAAAGAAGATTGCGAAACGATCAAGAACTATTGCTGCAATGACTTGTCGAATACCAACCTGCTTTTGAACGAGCTTTGGCCTGAGATAAAGCTACGAAGCGAAATGTCCAACACCTACGGAGTTGATCTTCGTTCTAAATCGGATGCTCAGTTAGCCGAGACAGTTATTTGCAGCGAGCTTAACAAAGTGCTTGGTAGGTACCCGAGTAAGTCGAAGCTGGTCGAAGGCACAACGCTAAGGTATAGGCTACCGGACTTTATCAAGTTCCGCTCAAAGCACTTGAATGATGTGCTGCAAACAGTTGTCTCAGCAGTGTTCGAGCTTGACGGTAACGGGTCGCCAATCATGCCCGAAGCGTTGAAGACGCTTAACGCAAAGATTGGGAATAGCGTTTACAATCTTGGAATGGGAGGCTTGCACTCGACCGAGCATTGCGTTTCCCATGTGGCCACGGAAGATGTCATCATTGCCGACAACGACGTTGTATCGTACTACCCAATTGTGATTCTAAACCAGAAGCTATACCCGTCGCACCTTGGCGAGGCGTTTCTTCGCGTCTATGAAACGATTGTGCAGACGCGAATCCAGGCCAAGAAGACTGACAAGAAGAAAGCCAACTCGCTGAAGATTGTTATCAACGGATCGTTCGGCAAGTTCGGCAACAAATATTCGCGATTGTACGCGCCCGATTTGATGCTTCAAGTTACGCTAACAGGTCAGCTTGGGCTGCTTATGTTAATAGAAATGCTTGACGACATTGGGATTGACGTAATTAGCGGAAACACTGACGGCATTATCTCAAAGTACCACAAGTCCAGGCACGAAGAGGTTCGCGCTGTAATTGCTGAATGGGAGCGAATCACCAACTACAAGACGGAAGAAACCAGATACTCAGCAGTCTACAGTCGAGACGTTAACAACTACATTGCAATTAAGCTGGAAGGCGGCGATAAGGAAGCTCGCTTCCTAGACGAGCGCCTTGGCTGCAAGACCAAAGGCACGTTCTCAGAACGCGGTTCGGCACTTAATTCAATCTTGTCGAAGAACCCTGAGAATCTAATCTGCGTCGATGCTGTTCTTGAGTTTATTGTAAACGGAAAGTCAGTAGAGCAGACTGTGAAGGAGTGCAAAGACATTCGCCGTTTCGTGACCGTCAAGAACGTAAAAGGCGGTGGTCAGAAGGACGGCTTTTACCTGGGCAAGGTCGTGCGTTGGTACTACGCCGTCGGTGAGACTGGTTGCGTCTCCTACATTCTGTCAGGCAACAAGGTGGCCAACAGCGACGGCGCAAAGCCTTTGATGGACCTACCTGCCGAAATCCCCGCCGACCTTGACTACGGTTGGTACATCGAGAAGGCTGTTGAATTGCTTTTCGACTGCGGCTACTACAAGAAGCCTACCGCCGAAAAGCTAAGTCTTTTCTAGACTACAATTCAACATCGAAGGTTGTTGTACTATTTGGTGGAATAGAAGCAAACCAACCGTTGTCGGCAACAATTGCTCCTTTAACACGCCCGTAAGGACTGTCAAATCTATGAACCTTTTGGACAAGAGTTGCGTATTTTCCAGCTAGATAACTAGGTGTTACATTAGCAATCCAAACACGACCTCCGAACAAAACACTAACCTTTCTGCTAATGACTGTATGAAACTTTCCTTCGTTTGGAGTTGATGGGTTGAATACGTACAGACAGTTCTCAGCAACTTCCCCAATTTGCATAGTAATGTTTTGAACAAGGTCAACATCACAACCTTTCCCGTAAACATAATAAAACTCTTCAGAAATGTCAGTGATGATTGCGTTTAGATTCTTTACAAAACTTATTGCAACATCTGTAGATATTGCAAATTTATCAGTTGTTGCAACACGAACCCAAGGTTTTACGTCTAAAACAGAGCTTCCTCCTTCCGTAGAATAACCTTCCATATAAACGTGATAGGTTGACCCAACAATATCTGAACCAGACTGCCAAGTTACGGTTCTGTGACGAGTGAAGTTCAATCCCGTTACAATTTTAGGATCTTGTTCGATAGAAACTGAAGTTGGACTTGGCGCTCTTGGAATAGCAACCGCTAAGCCAACGCTATTTAAGGACGGACCTGTTTCTAAAACAACGCGAATCCTTAAAGAGACAATCATAGTCGTTCCTGTAACAACAACATTTCCAAAATCTTGTTTGAACATCGCTTTGGTGTATTTGAACTCGGTTGTTTGTGCAGAATACCACGGAGAATATGCTGATAAAACTCCATCTAAAAGATAAGCCGTGCTAACTTCATAAGATATTGCAATAGGGCAATCATCCCACCAAACTTTTATACCGTCAGACTCCAACTCGAAGTAAGTGCTTTCGATATAAACATTTGGGTTTGAAACACCAACTGTCAAATGCGTTATAAGTAAAGGACTTTCGGATCCTGCACGAACACCGCAAACTAAAATCGGTTGGTCACCTCCTATTGCTAAGGGAATTTCAAGATAAGTATCAACACCTTCCCACAATAACGTTGCTGCACTGCCGACATAAACCCGGTAAGAGGTTGCTCCGAAGCTGCTGCCCCACCGAAGGGCCGTATAAGGCAGTCCAGAAGCCGTAGGCTGCTCAACAGCAGTCGCTCGCACCCAGGGTACCGGAGGAGGCGAGCCGGAGGGCACGACAGGCGCATACTCGTCCAAAGGCGGTTCCATACTATCGAACGCGTAGACCTCTGGGTTGTAGTTGGTCGCGGTGACTTCAATAGTTCCGTCGTCGGAAGGAGAAATGTTTTCAATTTGAATCTTCGTGGCCACAGGAACGGAGAAGTCGCCTTGATTGAATACGAAATGAACAGGCTCCTTGTCAGTTCTAAAAAATGGCATTCCGAAATCAACTGAGCCAATTTGAACAGCTTTGTAGGTTCCGGGAAGATCTTCCGAGGCTACCGCCGTAACAACATAAGGCCCCATTGCAGAACCGTCATCTCTGCGGAAGATGATCTTGCCAAGCATTCCGGAAGGCGAAGGTGTGATTGCGCGGGACAGGTAAACCCAACCGCTAACGTAGTCCTCAACGTATCCGCCAATGCCCATTCCATCCATGTCCCAGGACAAGTAGGCTGTTGCTCCAAGACTAGGAACGTATCCTTCCATTCCAGTCTTGAACTTGAAGCTATCGCGAATAAGCCTTAGCTTCTGCATCTTGTGACAGCATTCCCGCCATGCTTGACGCAAAGCTCCAACACCTTGAAGACTTACCTTCTGCACGTTGTTGTAATGCGATCCTTCAGGTATGAAAAGCGTTGTTCGTTCTTCGCCAGAGTTAATATCGACATAGGAACCTTCAATTGCGTCTGGTTCCGTAGGGTCGAACAACTCGGTTGACCAAGACAAAGATCCTGGCAGAATATTTTCGCTTGAAAACAACGCTTCCGGAGTGCTATTGCCATTGTCTCTAATCAATGTAAGTCTAGATCCGTTGTATCCCAAAGAACAACGTCCGGCAGCAGCAATTACCTTGACTGCATCCGAAACTGTACTTGACTGATTAAAGACGTAGTCAAAGAAGATATCGTCTCGTTCCAAATCACCGTGAAGTTCCGAGAAGGCTTCAAGATCAATGAAGTCTTCGGAAAGTCCGCCACCGTAAACACCGTTTGTCAAAACGTCGTAGATGGCCCAAGGGATTGACCTTGTCGGCTGAATGATTGACGTTAAAGCACCGTTCAAAACTTGGCGAGTGTTTAGCTTTCGTGTTGCAAGTACGTTGATTTTGTCTTTGACAAGTTCGTCTGAAAGAGTTGTTACAAAATAATTTACAATCAAAAGAGTTTTGTCAGAATAGGCCAAAGGAATTGAAGGGTCTAGATAAGATCTTAGTTCTAAAATACTAACAGGTTGCGAGCCTGGCATGTTTTTAATTTGAAAAGCATACCTTTTGGCAGGACCATTTAAAAATACAAAAGTGTTTCTGTGAGGAGGCGATTGCGACTCTGCCGAACTGCTTAATTTGGGTCTGTCCAAATAGAGCCGATAAACTTCGTAAGTAAACGCTCCGTTTTCATCCAAAGCAGTTTGTGTAACTTCGACTTGATATTCGCCGTCAGCAGGAACCTCTACATCAATCTCAAAATGATTTGAAAAGGATCCTGGAGGAGACATTGTAAAAACGTCAGTAGAAGATCCTACCGCTAACAAAACTTCTTCAAAATCGGGTTGCACATACATAACGCGAGCAAGCTCCGTTGATTGTTCTCCTGGGTTGACTATTTCATATCTCATTCCTCGATATGATTCTAAAAGAACTTCTCCTACTTGAACAGCGTGAATATCAAAAACTCCTTGCCCTAAACAAAAAATCTGAACAAAATTTGTGTTTTTTATTTGGCTAGTTTCAGAGATAAATGCCGAAAGTCTGTCGTCTCTATAAGTACGATAAGGGCGACCGATGTAACTGGGCCACATACGATTCTTGCCATAAGCGACTTCAATTGGGTTGTTTAGATTTGCTTTGTTTCCGTGGCCATCAACGCTAAAAAATGGATCTGATTCAGCCTTTCCCATCCCAGCACGCAAAGCTCTCATTGCTTTACGAGCTTTGTAGATGCCGTAAACGCTGAAAGCCAAGGACGCGACCAGGGTTACAAGCGTGATTATAGTAATCACTTCACCAACAACAGCAATAATTTCAATCTTCGAACTGTCGGAAACTTGATCATCCCATTGTTCGCGCAGCCAGGGAGTCCCATTGACTTTTACAAAGGTTGGATAGGCAAACTCTTTACCTGCCAAATAGGGTTCCAAGTAAGCGCGAAGGCTTTGTTCCTGGAAAGGAACTTGCTTAACTTCAGCCTTACCGAAGGGGTTTGTCTTGTGCCGGATTGTGAGCATTGGAACCCCACTGGTAAAACTCAAACGAATCAAACCCTAATATACCAAGGGATCTAAATCTGTGGCCACAGACACCTGCCTTTTCCATGCAATGATACACGAATCCTGTTGGTAAATATACGCCCACATGATGAAAGTTGTTTCTTGTCCCAAGAATCACAATCGAGAAAGGCGTTCTGTCCTTAACTCTTATGAAAGACTTGGTAAGTTCTCTTATGCTATTTGGCCTTTCTTCAGGATCAAAGAAAGGAGCGTTTGGCGCGTCTTTCAAATCCAAAGCATAACGAACAAACCCCCAACAGTCAAAACCTCTAAGATCTCGTCCTAACGGAATCCACGGAACGCCAACAGCCTTTTCAATCCTACCAACCACGCAATCCTGGAAACAATCGGACTGTATAGGATTCATTTGGGAACTTTTTGTTAGCGATGTTTGGAAACAAGCACTGCACTTCAACTTGACCTAAAGACAACTTAACAGGCCCAATGTGAAATGTCATCGGGATTGGAAGTTGATATAAAGGCGTTGCGCCATTTGTTGAAAGGAAAGGTCTAAACTTAACAACAACAGGCGTCTTGGCCACATTGGCTGCGCGAAGGTAGTTGCTGACAAGCTGCTCTGGATTTGCAATGGTAATGTTCATTGCAGGCAGATTATCCGAAGACTTGTTTGGCAAAGCCAGCTTGAAAGGAATTGGCTGAAACGTTGCTGAAGCTGCTGTCTCAAGCAAAGCCGTAAACGCCGTGTAGTTGTTGGTTATGAAGATGCTAGGTTGCCCAGCCGTATCAACTTCCAGAGTGTCAAGGATGACAACTCCAGAAGGTGCTATTGCGTAAGCTTCCCGCAAGGCTTTTGCCTCGAGGTCCATTTAGTTCTTATTTTGTCTTCGCCGTATCCAACGCCAGGTTGCGCAAGGCCAGCTCACGCACTGTCTGTGCCTGGATCCTCGTGGCCCATGCCACCGAATCGGCGTGCGCGGCGTGCTGGTACAGCGCGACAACTTGCGCTGAGTCAGCCCGGAAGCGCGCCCAGGCGAGCGAGTCCACGGACCCGGCGATGGAGAGGGAGGCGAGGATTAGGATGAAGCGCATTAGAATTCCTTTGGATGATGGGAAATATACACTCGGAATGCTGGTGGAGGGCGGGGATCAGAACGCGATCAGCGAGCACACATTGCTGCTCGAGACGGTTGGGCCGATCAGGATCATGGTGGAGTAGTTGGACAAGAGGTTTCCACCGGCGTCCTCGACGGTTGAGCTTGTCCCTGTGGTTGTGGTTGTACCTCCCGATCGAATTTTGACTGCTTGCGTGGAATTGGTCGTCCAATACAGGTTTCCGGCAGATGTTGAGTTGTTGACGAGGAAGCACCACTCATTCACGCCGAGCACCGGTAGCACGTCGCTGGTGGTGTACATGGCACTGGCGACCTGTGTCATGCCGCCGATCTTAGCGCTGGGAGAAGTGATCGCAGGAATTGATGAGCCATTAAGGAACGTTGCGGCGGTCATCACTGGAGCTGAAGCTACAAAGCCGTATGGGAACGACGCATAGGGATCCCCAGTCCCAGGGTAACGGCTAAAGCGCGCCGCGTACGAAGACCCGCCAGCAGGCGTAATATCTAGCTGAGTGCCTGTCGAGAAAAGCGTCCCGCCACTGATCGTGATGGCATTGACCACAGGATCAGATGTCGCCCCCAACACACCAGTCGACGACACCGTGGCCATGCGGGTACCGGTGCCAGAGAGGCTAGTGAACTGGATCGCTCCAGATGATTTAATTCCAGCAGCCTCAACAATCGCGCCATTCTGGTTGATGCCGAAAATTGTCGAGGCGCCCCTCTGGATCTCGACCGCCCACGGCCCGTATCCCGACGGCAACGCGATCCCAAGGGCCGCAGTGGAGGTGCCAAGCCAATCAGAAGACACGCCAATGCGCAGGCCGTTGGATCCCGTAGATGACGGGATACCTGCGCCGCAGAGCTGCGCGGATCCGGCGCTGTACAGGCTCGTAGTGGCAATACCGAGGTTGCCGAATTTCGCGTCGCGCGACGTGCCAACCTGTGGATCAGAGTAGGATGACCCAAAATGGAACTCGCCTGTTCCGACGCCAGAAGCGGCATCAAGTTTCGCGTTCCAGGTCGCCGCACTGGCGATCCTGGCGTCCGCAAACGTGCCAGTGGTCACCTTGCTCGCATCGAGGGCAGGGATCTCGGAGGCAATGAGGGCTGATGACGAAAAGACGCCTGACGCCGATCTGACAAATCCTGTCCCGAGTGCGGACACCGTGAGGCCCTGGTCCACGATGAGCGCGGAGTTCGTCCGTAGCACACCGGCGGCATTGCGGTAGATGAGCACGTCACGCCCCGCGCTGCCGTCGCCAAGCGCAAGGCCCGGCTTCCCCGCGCCACCCACGGAATATTCGAAACTGGCCCACCCAATGCCGTTGCCAGATTTGAGCTGGAACGCCTTCTGGGCGCCGGTCGCGGGGACGATGACGACAAACGCCGCAGATCCGTTGAGAGTCGAGTTGCGAGCATCAATCTGCATGATGGTGGAGGCGTCGTCGCCTGTCCACGTCAGGTTGAGCTTGTTGGTCGAGGTCACCAGTCCCGTGAGTGCGCCGCCTGCGGTCGGCAGATACGGCCCACCGGGGAGCGTCGAGGACCAGGATGGAATCGTCCCACCGACCAGCACCGTCCCAGCAGCACCAACAGCGAGGCGCGTCGGGGATGATCCAGGGTTGGCCACGATCATGTCGCCGGTCGTGGTCATGGGGTTGGCCATGCCGCCGCCAGGAGTCAGCGCCCAGGCGGAGCCGGTCCAGTTGAGGTACCCGGCCACTAGCGTCGGGATAGCGTTGTCCTTGAGGCCATTGACTGTCGCGGCCAGCGACCCCGCAGAGGTCGCAACGTCGCCTGTCAGTGCCGGGAACTGTGCCGCTGCCAATGTGCCTGAGACATCGGTCGACAGCGCGACCTTGCCCCATGCAGGAGCCACGCCAACCCCGCCGGACCGCAGGACATTTCCTGTCGCCACATCAGCGAGCCGCGACAGCGCCGTGGTGGTCGAAGCATAGAGCAGATCGCCAACAGCGTAGGACGACTGGCCGGTGCCGCCCTTGGCCGCCACCAGGGTCGTGATGGCCGGTTCTGCGCCGATCTCCGCCAACGACCACGAGACGTTCGCCGAACCGTTGAAGGTTTTTCCTGTCGCGCCAATGGTCAGCGTGCGCCCCGTGGTAAGCGTGGCGGCACTGCCGGTGGTGTTCTGATTGAGAGTGGGGAAGTCACCGGCACTGGCTACGCCGACCAATCCGGCGGTCAGTTTGGCAATTCCCGTCAGGCCAGTATTTAGCGTCGTTGTTCCGGTGGAAGAAAGCCCGCCGTTCACCACAACGCGAGTCGCTGCCAACGGGTCGACAACCACCCATGTCGAGCTGGTGCGGCCATCGCCGATGATGAATGGCTTGAACGACGACGACAGGCTCGCATCCTGGCTCAGCCCCCAGTATGCATCTGTGGAGACGAGTCCGCCTCGCCAGTTCAGGCTGCGAGAATCCTGGAGGCCGTATCCAGCGCCGCCAGTCGAGAGATACCCGTATGCATTCGTTCCGTTTGCGCCGAAATTGGCAATCGGAGCAGCGGACAATGACG